CCTCTTTTACGTTATTTTTTGGACCCCTGTCTTTATTTTTAGGAATATATTCTTGAGGAGTACAAAAATCTAAATTTTGTTTAGGTTTCCATTGGTCATATCCCTCACATATATTAGGGTTGTTACAATCACCACCGAAACCTTCTTCATATCCACAAGTTTCACATATTTGTTCTATCATTCCAATCTCCTTTATTGTGACATTGATAAGTTGTGTTTTGATTTCTTCTATTGGTTTCCATTTGCAAAGTGCTTCGCAACATTCTGAGCATGGATACACTCCCATTGATTTTGAACAATGGATGCAATTTTCACAATCTTTCATTCAACCTTCCTTTACAATAGATTTATTTCCAATTTTTTCTACCGTGAATATCTTGTCTGCTTCATTTGCCAATTCTATTCCGTGAGTCACTATTATAAATTGAATACCAAGTTCTTTACTTATTTCTTTAAGAACTTTTGCAGCTAATAAATGTCTTTCTTTTGCCAAAGCTCTGAACGGTTCATCTATGATTATAATTTTTCTGCAATTTTCTTTTAATACCATAAATGAGGTCTTTAATCCAATGCTTGCAAGATCAGCAGTGCCATGACCGCATCCATCAAGGGGATCTAAACTTCTAATCTCTTTACCATCACTTCTTTCAAATAGTAAATCAACTTTGAAATTATAAGGATCATCCATGACACCATGAAGTAAAGCAGACACAGCACCAGATAATTGAACTTCAAGATGTTCCTGGGTTACTTTAGAAGCAGCTTGAACAACAGCTTGTGATTCCCTTAGAACTTCAAGACTTTCCAGGGCCTCATCAATCTTTCTTTTTGTTTTGCTTACATCATGTTTTTTTGTTTTTAAAGTGTTTTCGAACTCAGTAAGTTTTTTATTTATGGTTTGGAGATTCATAGTTATTCCCCATCACAAATATCTTCAAATTCTTTTTTGAATTCATCAACCATAGTTTCAAATTCTTCTTCTAATTCTCTAATTTCATTATTAATTTTTTCTAATTTACTTTTTGCTTTCTTAATAGTGGAACAACCAAGTTCTTTTAATTGTTTCATCAATTGTTCTTTTTTCCATTCTGCTTTTTCTTTCTTTTTCAATTCCAATTCAAGTTCTTTTTTTAATTCCTCAAATTCTTTTACGGTGTTATTTGACATTTCTTTTTCCTTTTATTTTTATTGGTTTATTTCTTTTCTTTTTAATTTGGTCAATCATTTCTTTTTCCCTTCCATAAGCAAAGTACATGTGATCATTAATTCCAATACCGTTTCTTTTGCTTCTTTAGAAACACCACCCTTTGATAGTAACTTGTTGAGATTCTTTTCAAAATTTGGTTTAGTTGTTCCTGATTCTTTTAATATATTTGTAAAATCCTCAATCAAAGGTTGGGACTCTTCAATTACATTTTGTTTCTTTTCATCAATTTTTATTTGTTTCAGATTAAATACCTTTTTACTTTTCAAAATAGGGACTCTGATTTTTTCAACTGAATTATTACCTGTATTAATAACATAAACACATGGTTTGTATTTTAATTCAGATTTAGTTTTTCTGCAAATAGAACCACAATTAATAAGTTTTCTTTTTCCTTTCTTTACAATGAATGGGCGATGGTTATCACCGACAAGAATCAAATCTGCATATTTGTATTTCTTTAAAGTCTCAGAACCTAAAGAATATTGAGTCCTGTCAATCTGACCTTGTAGTTCTTTGAAAGTCAATTCATGAACCAGGAGGATATTTTTTCCATGTGCTTTTGGAATCACGGGTGTCTCATTCCAACCGGCACCATAAAAATTAGTTCCAATATAACTATAAGGGATTTCAGATACATGAGTAAAAACCCCGGCTGAAACCAAAATACCGTATGGAGTGTTAATAAAATCAGGATTATGAAATCGTATATCATGCTGACCAAATGTGGTTATTATTTTATTACTCAGATTTCTTGATATGTATCTATAAAATATTTTACATAACCGATTGATAGTGGAGAAAGGAATACCAGTCTTATCAAAGATATCTCCAGATATTGTGATAAACATAATATTGTTATCAATAGCATAATCAACTAACCATTCAAGTTTTGCAAATATTTCATTTTCATATTCACCAGTACGATACTTTGGATTTCTATTATCAAGATGTATATCGGAACAAGAAAGTATTTTCATAAGACACCCCCACATAAAGGACAAACCTTTAATTGTTTTTTAAACTTGTTTAATTTCTTTTCTTTTAACACCACTTGTTTTTTTCTAAAGACAACCTGATTAAAAATTTCCTCATGATATTCCATAACTTTTTCCAATTCCTTTAAACTGTTTTTAAGTATATCAAGTTTTCCTTTACTTTGCATTATATTTTTAGATTTCTGAGAAAGATTTTTTAGCTGTTTAAGCTGCTTAGTTTCATTTCGTATAGCGTAGTATTCATAAATGATAGAATCAAGTGTATGAGCACTTTCCTGAGCTTCAGTGATGTGTTTTCCAGCATCAATTATCACATTGCTCATCTCTAAAGCTTTTTCAGTTTTTTTCATTGAAGAAAGCTCGTGATTTATTCCATGGAAATCTGAAAGAATATTAGTTAATTCAGAACTGAGGTATTTATTATCCTCAATTTTGATTTCTCTTTTTTCAATTTTTTGGAACCTGCTACGAGCTTTTGTTATCCATTTCAGGTTTTCAATTTCTTTTTCAATTTCTTCAAGTAAATCATTATTATGAGATATTGAGGAGTTGGTTTCAGTCAGTTCAGATTTGATTTGCTTTATGACAAGTTCCATCAGGTCGAGATTAGCAACTTTATTAAAAGCAGAAGCAACCTGTCCTCCAGTTTTATCAAGCAGAAAATAATATTCTGACTGAGATTGTATATTAGCTTCAGAAAGTTTTGTTATGTTTTGAACCTCTTTAGGCACTTTCCCTTTCAAAGCAGAAAACGGTTCATCATAACCGGAAACTCTGTATTGATTTATATTTTTCCCTTTTTCTCTGATAGCCCAGGAACCATCAGTAAATTTCCCTTTAACTGAAGTTAATTCCCCTTTAGGCGTATTCCAATTGATAAATTTATCACCGAGAGGTTTGTTTAGAATAAGAAGTCTCAATGCCCTGACAATAGCAGACTTTCCAGAATCAGTATCTCCAATTATAACATTAAGACCTTCGCAAAATTCCATTTTTGTTTTGCAATGAGATTGGAAATTCCTTATGCATATATTTTTTATCATTCCTTTAAACCTCTATACTTCATAGCTGTTTTATGTTTAAAGTTTTTAATGCCTGTTCCCAGAACATTTTCAATTTTCAATAAATCATTTATTTCAAGTTGTAATTCAAAGTTCTTAGTTTCAATAATTTCTATTTCTTTTTTTAATTCAGATATCGTTTTATAATCACTGAATCCCCCGATTATCATTACACATATTATGAAAATTCTTATCATCACACACCTTCAATATATTTTGTTGAATCCGGTGAATCTTTATCAGTCCTTATGCAATTATCATCAGGGTATTCAAACCGTGGAAGATAAAGACTTTTGGGATTTTCTTCTCTTTTACTGTCAATAACACTTTCAAAAGTCACCCCCACAATCTTACCGATATATGAATCAAATTCCATTATTCTTTTCTTATCAATAATAGCATTCCCCTTTTCATCAAAGGAACCAATACCTTTAAATCTTTGAGAAAGACCACCACTTATATCAACAATAATGCCCCTATCACCGGAAGCGCATCTAAAAGCACCTAAACACTTTTCAAATTTCCCATCCTTTGCCCCATACTGCCAACTGATAATTTGAAGTTCGCATACCTTTTCAGATTTGATTTTTATTTGATCACCACTTGTGTTGTTTTTCCATTTTGCTTTGAAATTCTTTATTACAATCCCTTCTTCACCAGAATTTATTAATCCCTCTGCCCATCCCAATGCCTCTTTTTCTGTTTCAACAAATCTAAAAGAAACTGGTTCCACTCTTAATGCTCTATGGGAGGTATAACAAACATTCCGTTTTGTTAAATGATGGAGAACTGAATGGAACCTATCCATATAAATAATTTTTGAAACCTCTTCTTTCCAATCTTTAAGAGGAACCATATCCCAAACAACAAGAAATACTCTGTTGGACTCTTCTTTAGATATTGTCCCTTTCAAAGCCTTGTTGATAATGCCATTTCCAGTTTGCCTATCCATAACCTCAGTCATAGATTTGTCTTTGTAAATCAGAAATTCCCCCATAAGAACAACGGGAGTGCTTCCAAGAGGAAATACCCTATTAATAGTTTTCTTCAAAGAACGTGTTGCAAATTTAAACTTAGAACCAGTTCTGGAAAGAAACTTTACCTTACCATTTTCTAAAATAGCATTGCAAAACATTCCGTTCATTTTTATCTGTGCAATAGCAGGGTATGTGATTTTATGAAGTTTCTTATTTGTAGAACACCGTTGATAAGGAGTTCTTTTAATTGTTCCTGATCTTGCCTTGTTTATAAGCTTTGCAGAGAAACCACTTCTTAAACTTTTAGTGAGTATTTTTCCAACAACCTCTCTTGAATAAATACTTTGACAAAGATTAGCAAGGTCTTGTTTTTCAAAATCAGTAGCCCCGAGCTTCTTAGAGATTTTAAGCAGGAATTTGAATATTTCTTTCTTCCTTTCTTTAGGAGAAAAAACAGAAGTAATTGTTGTATCTGATGGGGGGAGTTTCTTGATATTAAAATGTTTGTTTTCATTCAAAGCATATTTAACAGTTTTTCTAAACCATACATTTTCAAGGTATACTTTAAGTAATTCAATTTTATCATTGCTTCCAGGAGTTGCTTTTATGTGGTTTAATTTCTTTAAGACACTTTTCATTTCTTATCCTTTCAGATTTTTAAACATCATTGAAGAACCGTATAACTCAAAAAAGAAATCAATGGAAACAACTGTGTAACACATTTTATTACCACACTTAATGGTCCAATATCCTTTTTTCTTTTTCATCTTATTTCTGACATGCTCAATTTCCGATTGTAAATTCCAATTATTTTTACGGGTGATATGCTGAGTAAATATTTTTGGATTTCTTTTGTTATTTTTCATCAAGATTTTAAATAGCTTTGATTCCATAAGAACAACAGATTTCATTCTGTTTTTTTTCATTACAAGCAACCAGTATGGAAATCCTTTTACATTTGTACTTGCTTGTTTTATGAAAGGACCATGACTCCAGAATTCACAACATTTTGCTTCACATGCAAAAGGGAACAATCTTTTTGCCTCCCCTATAAGTATTAGGTCACAACCGCTTTGGCCCATCATTCTACCGCAGATTAGCTCATCTTTTCCGCAAGGTATTCCTGTGAGTTTTGACACTCTTTCAGCGAGATCGTTTTGTTGGTTTCTTGCTTTTGCTTTTCTACTCGCAACCGATATTGTCATTTTTAATTTCCTTGTATTCCTTCATAGTCATTACATTGAAAACTCTTTTATTCCCGAACATCTGTTCTAAACCGTCTTTGGTTTTTTCAAGATAATCAGGATGAACTCTGATATGATCATTATATATCGAAGCCCCTTTTATTGGAACACCTTCAGAATCAATCTGTTCTTCATCTTTTACTATAACCGATGGAATCATTAGAATTTCCCATTTAAAATGTTTTGCCATTCCTTAAAAGTTTTTCCTTCAATAAATGAATACATGGAATATTTTTTACAAACAAATCTTAAACCGTCAATAGTAAGTTTATCCTTTTTGAATTTAGGAATCATGGTTCCTTCATACGGAAGCGTTACAAGCTTTCTATTTCGCTTGATGATTTTACTGCCACTTCTGATTTTTTCATAAGTTTTTGTTCTGGGATTCATTTGATTTGTAATATAAGAAATGGCTTTTGATTCACCTACTCCAGAAATACCTATCACATTATCGCTACGACAACCACCAATGGCTTTGATCTCAGACCATTGAAGTGGTTTAATTCCTTTTTCTTTTTCAAATGCTTTTGCAGTATATGGAATTTTCCTATTTGCATTATAAAATGGTGCATAATCAAGAAGCTGGAACATATCCTCATCAGAAGTAACCATGATGTAAGACCGTTTTGTTTTTTTCTTTTTCAATATAGCACCAAAAAAATCATCTCCTTCATAACCTTCTTGCAAAAATATGTTTCTAAAACCAATTTTAGGAAGGACAAATTGTCTGACAACATCAAATTGTCTGAAATTATCTTTCATCCTTTCTTTTTCTTCCTCTGTGAGTTCCCCGCGCTTCTTTTTACGGGGGTTCTTGTATTCTGGATATATTGATGCCCGTTTAGATTGTTTGCTGTCACAGAGGAACATAAACTTGTTTGTTTTGAATTTATGAGCAAGTGTTTTTACATCTTTTAAGAATCCAAAAATAACTCCAGATCCTTCACCGTCCTTATCATGTAAACCGGCAAAGCTAAAAGATGCTTTATAAAGTAAATATGAGGTATCAATCAAAAGGGTTTTCAATTTTAATAAACCTCCCATCTTCCATTTGTGATATAGAACGATTCCATTTAACATCTTTTTTTCTATCATAATATTTATAAAACGGTTCACACGATTCTTCTAACAAATCGTTGTCAACAGGCATGACAATAATTTCATATTTATTGTCTTTTTTAATATGTTTAATAATATCATTTATTTTAAAAAGTGTTTTCATTTAAAACCTCCTTTTTTCTTTTCTTTGAACAAGAAACATTTTTTCAATGTCTTCCCACACATCAATAACCTTCTCTCTGAGATCTTCTTCAAAATCATTTTTTTCAATATGACTCACAGCAGCATCCAAAACAGAAAAAGCTTTATCAACTGCCCAGTAAACAGTATTAGCAGTTGAGTCTTTCAACCACTGAAGATTTGCCCTGATATCATCTATACCTACACCAAATATAATATATAAAGGGGCAGTACGGAAAGGCTCATCAACAGAAGATTTTGCAATTATACACTCAGAAAGAACACCAACGGACTTACTTACTTCTTTTGATTTTTTATCATATTTATATTTCTTCTTTTTAATTAACTTCTCTTTTTAATTAACTTCATTTTCATTTTGATCTTGATTCTAAGAGATGAATAATATTTAACTGCCTCACCTCCTGGAGTAACATCACCGTAATCCCCAGGAAGGAGTTGATTAGTAAATATCATAATCTTATTATTCTTTGCGATCCTCCTTGCACCAGTCCTACAACCAGCGTGCATAGCTTTTGCTTTTGCTTGTCCTCTTTTATCTCCTTTTTCCATTTCAAGTTCAGTTGATAGAGCAGCGATACTATCAGCACCTATCATGTTAATTACTTTTTCATTTGGTGGTTCCCAATCATGTAGTATCTTGAAAACTTCATCCACAGTATCAACTCTATGATAATTCTTATCAGTGATATTAAGACCATATGTTTTTGTGTATGGTCTATCAAGTCTTGCTTCAGGATCAACAATCTTAACTTCACCACCTTTATACTGTATGGAAGCACCGATTTCACACATTAAAGAGGACTTACCAGCACCGCTTGGTCCATATATCTCAATCATAATTCCACCAGGAATACCACCTCCCCTGATACGTCCCCCAGAAATAGCAAGGTCAAGAAGTGTTGAACCAGTAGAAACAATGATATCAGTATTGATAGGAGTGTATATCTTTTTTGGATGGGAACAGGCTTTTTTAATGTTTTTTAATTTTTCTCTTTTTTCTGATTTTTTTAATTTCTTTTTTCCTATTATTTTTGCTGCCATTTCTTTCTATTTCCTTTAAACGTTTTTCAGCAAATTTAATTATCTGTTTGCTTTCTTTGATTGTATTCTTACACCACTTTTTTTTAGCAAGTTCAAATACATTGAAACCAGGAAGATCACAAATGGAAGTACCGCAACACTCAATAAATACTTTGCACTTATGACACTTAGTTTTATCGATACACTTAATTGTCATATTGTCCTTTCGTCATTATTCCACATAAGGGTTTCTATATTAGAAACCCTCATAAATAACAGGCCCTGACGATACTATATTTGGGTTATGAGTTGTGGAGATTTCATCTTGAGACAATTCCTTACCAGAATTATCACATGTTCCTGGATAACCATTAATTAGAAATAGACATCCCTCTGCATGGTAATATACAAATTTTTCCAAACGTGATTTATATATAGCTTTGCACCCTAAACCACAAATAGGACAGTTATATCGAGTGATCGTTCCATTGATAAATGCCATCATTTCTCCATGAGACTTTATACACTATTAAATTGAGTTTTAGTATGCGGGATCGGACAACCAATTTATTAGACTGGGACTGTTTCAGCTTTATATTCCTACCCGCAAATTATGTTATTTCTTTTTACGTTTCTTTACAACCTTAGTTTTGGAAGCATTCATTTCATCAATTGCTTCTTCAACATCTTCATATTCTTCCTCACAAAGAAGTTTATCTTGTTTAGATTCTTTTTTCATAACTTTAACACCCAGAATCTTTGCGAGTTTCTTTTTCTTTTTAAAAGACAAATCTTCAAGAAGGTCTTCTACATCTTCATCTTCATCTTCATCTTCGTTTTCTTCTTCATCTTCATCTTCATCTTCATCTTCATCTTCATCTTCATCTTCGTTTTCTTCATCGTCATCTTCGTTTTCTTCATCGTCATCTTCGTTTTCTTCATCTTCTTCATCTTCTTCATCCATGTCATCGTCATCCAGAAGGGCTATTGTTTTAATTTCTTCATAAGATAATATTTCAAGAAACTCATCAAGGGGGACACTTGCTTGATCAAGTATCTCATCTGAAATAGGCTCTTCACGACCAAGAAGTTTATACCCCTCAAACCGTGTCATTACTCCTTTTCCTTTTTTCTCAAATTCAATTGTCTTACCATTATCGGGATCAGCAAATGCATCATAACCACCAGTTCTACGGTTTCTGGAAACCGCAATTATATTTGCTTCAGTTGTATAATGTGAAGCTTCCCAAACCTGAATACCTTTTGCTTCCTCTTTTGGATTATCATAACAAATAATATAATAGACAACCCTTCGTTTTGGAAATAACGCTTTTAAAGCTTGCTCATTATGACCTTCTGTATTTTGAAGTTTTTCAGCGGCTTCACAAATAGGGCATTTTTTATCAAAATTTCGGGCAGGGCAAAGAACAGAACATTTGTTGGTACCAACATATGTATGTGCCCAAACATCAATATTATATGCAGCAGTGCCTTCTTTAACATTAGGATGATTATCACCGGCAATAAAAGGGATGATATCAATACAATGATCCCCTTCTTTACAATAAAATTGGGGAAGTTTACAATCATCTGAAATATATGTTTTAAAACCAATACCATCTTTTGTATTGTAAGAAGCTTTGGTTCTTTCCATCAAAGAGTCTTTTGCTTTCTTGCCAAGTTTTTTACGGAATGCACTTATTTTTTTACTTTTCGCCATTTTACTTAATTCCCTTTTAATTACATTAATGGTTTTATTGCTGCGCCTTTAAACCCTTCTGCAACATATCCTTTATTAAAATCAGGTTGTTTAATAACTGGTTCTGAATCAATTTCTATTCTGGACACATCCATCCATCTTGAATCTGGCAATGTTCCGTCTTCTTTAATTTTCGGAGTGATAATAACCTGAATACAACCGTAAAGATCAAAACTGATTGAAGTTACAACACCAGAAATACCAGTTACTTTGTCAGTCCTTTTTCTTCCCAACATGTCTAAATGCTTTTTAATCATTTTTCTTTTTTCTTTTAATTAAAATAATTCTTGTTCAAGCAGTAATTCATCACATTTTTTAATAACGACTTCTGAGTCCCATTGTTTATCTTTAATATGATCAACAATACTTATTGCTTGATCTACCTGGGTATTTGAATACGTTGTTGGATGCCTCAAAATATCCATAAAGCAATTTTTATGGTAGTATATCTTATTTTTTGAATAGATGCCCCAATCATCTATACAATTTAAGTCATTTATATTGACATATTCGTTACACAAACAGCATTTCTTTTTTCCATTAAAAAGAGAAGCAATAAATCTTTTCATTGTTTGTGCTCCTTTTTCTTTTTCCTTTTAATTAAACGTGTGCTTTTATTTAACTTCTTAACCATTTTTTTCTTTTTACTCGTTTCAACTTCTTGTTTAGCATCAGATGAAATTCGTGGACTACTCCAATAACCAGAAAGATAAAGTTTAGCAAGATGTTCCAGTGCTGATTTTTTATGTTCAAATGCTTGTTTAGCAGAACCAAATATCTCAGCTTCATACTTTAACTGTAACCACTTATCAATAGCTTTAATGACTTTCTTATCCGTTTTGATAACAGCATCAACAGAAGCAACCGTTATCTTATCAATGCTGAATTTCCCAGGATCAGCAAGAATTGATTTGTTAAGTTCCGCTTTCACAATCTCAATATTTTCTTTTGCCCTATCACGAAGTAAATTAGCATTTGCAAATTCATCAGAATATTTAAGGAATAAACCGGCTTGTCTCTGCCATTCCCAATCAAGGGAATGTTTGGCAATCTCCAAGTCTTTTTGATAACCATCTTCCATTGATATTTCCCTCCTTTATATATTTAAAGAAATTTATCCATTTTTTTAAGAATTGTTTTTACTATATCTCTAACTTGAGTACCTGATAACTTTTTACCTTCACCATCAAAACAAATAGGCACTGCTTCCATTAAAAATTTCTCAGTATGATCTCTACCCATTTCTTTTTCTCTAATATAATAGTGGAGACTTCTCTTCCTTAACTTCTTTAATATCTAACCATTTTTTAAAATATTTAAAATCATTCATTGTTATATTTCCCTCTTTTATTTATGATATATGATATCACATAGAGATAAGGAATACAAGCATTATGTATTAATAGCTTCAAAACAATCTTTGATAAATTTTGGCTTTCCACCGTCAAAATAATTATCTGAAAATATATCAATAATAACAGCAGCTTTTATGTTCCCTCTATTTAAAAGTATACCACCCATTATGTTTAATATATGCCTTCTAACAGATTCAGGGTCAGTAACCGTGATAGCTTTTATAGCATCAGCAACTTGTTTCCATTTTGTCCCTTTATTCAACATCAACATGCACAATTCATATACACCACTTTCATCAGGAATTCCTGAAGAAACAACCTTCAACATCTGTTTCTCTTTTTTCATCCCTGACACAGCATCTAAAAGTTTTAAAGCATCCCTGGAAGCACCATAAGAATTTTCTATGATAGTATTTTTAACTTCTTTAGGGAATTTTTTGATTCTTTCTTTTTTCAGAATCCTGTCAATAAGTTTTGACATTTGCTTTGTATTGAGCGGTGTTGTTTCAACTATTGTTGCCCTTGACCGCAAAGCCCTAATTAATTTCTCAGGATTTGTTGTGCAAAGGAAAAAGAAGGTTTTCTTAGGAACATCCTCTAACATTTTTAAAGCAGCAGCCTGTCCCGTGGCTGTGATTTGGTGGCACTCATCAAGTAGGTATATCTTATTTCCACCTGTAAATGAATTGTTCTTTGAAGATGACCTGATTTCCCTTATTGTCCCTATGCCCCTATCATCAGAAGCATTAAATTCATGAAAATCCATATCAGAACACTTTAATTTTTCTTTCATAATCCGGGCAATAGTCGTCTTACCTGTTCCACTTTCCCCAATAAATAAAAACACTTTTGGAATGTCTTTCATATCTTTTTCAAGAATGTTTTCCAACATAGAAATAGCACCTTTATTTCCTGCTACTTCATCAAAATCTTTAGGTCTATACTTTAATGGTAAACTCATATAACCTCCTTTCTAATATAATAAGAACCACAATTTCTACATCTCACAGAATAACAATTATCACCATCTTGATTTAAATAAGGATTACTACAATCTTGCACATCACCTCCACATAATTTACAAAAATGTTTAGGTGGAATCCATCCTAATTTAATCAATGCTTGTCTTATTTCTAATTCTTTTAAATCCATTATGTCATAGCTTGTGATTGTTTTTGTACCATCATAAACACTGTAATTTATCATCCTAATTTCATCTTTACCTACTATTTTCACATCTGTTTCAAAACTGACTTCATTCATATTCATTCATCTCCGCAAAATTTCCATTGACTTTAGACACATCTATATCAATGCCAAAAGGCACATTAATCCATTTAAATTTTTTCAACACATCAACCTCACAAACCCTTTTAATTATTTTTACAACATGCTTTGTTTCTGAAAGAGGTCCATCAAGAACCATACTGTCGTGAATCTGTCCAATGAATTTTGTTTCCCATTTTTCTCTATGAGAAATCTTTATGCATTTATTCAGACACCAAAGAAGGATATGAAATGCCGTACTTTGAACCGGATAATTTGTTATTTGTTTTTTATCCAGCATCCCTTTGAAAATAAATCCGAATTTAGTTTCTATTTGTCCGGTTCTTTCAAATTCTTTTCTTGTTTCATCTTTCCATTTTGTATAAACTTTAAAACGATCATTCCACAAGATATCTTCACATTCTTGACAGTGCTTTTCAAACTTTTTGTATGTCGTGATAATCAAAACAGTTTTCTATAAGATTAGGAGCGCATGATCCATAATAGTCACCATAAAACTGCGGGAATGTCCACCCATTTTTTATAAAGAACCTTAACATTTTAGAAACTTCATCTTCTTCCAACATAAAAATATCTCTTGTAAAGTCTCTATGCATATCTGCATGTGGATCTTGGAGATAATTTATAAATACGGGATCTTGATGATATATTGCAGAAGTGCAAACCTCAACACCAGAAAAATCAAATTCATAAAGCATATTTCCTGGGGAGGGTTTCATA